TTTCCAACAAATACAAACAAACACACAAATGTTCAAACAAAGACTCAGCATTGAAGACAGAATCAAAAGGAGAGCAGAGAAAAAAGAAGTTGAACAAGTCAGTGTGTTCGTCGATGGTTATCGAGCGTATTTTGGAACAAATAAACCAACAATAGAATATAAAGAATATATCGAAGGATCTCTTGACAGGTTCGAATTCTATCAAAGAGCAAATCTGTATGCTATTGCGATGCCTGGTTGTCATGGCAAAACGCATTACAGTAAAAAATATGGATTCTTAGATGTAGATGATCTTATCAGCACCAAGTTACATGATGAATTGTGTGACTTGCGACGTGGTATGATCACAGAAAAACAGTACGAGTGGGTGGAACACAATCAGCGATGGTGGTCTTACATAAATCAAACTTTGGACAACATCGAATTGACTAAACCAACCTTAATCTTAGTACATAATGAGGAAACGGCACTTGAAATAGGTGCACAGTACCTTGGAACAGCAATGTTAGAGCAAGAACAATTTCAATCTAACCTACGGAATAGCAACAGAGGTAAACTTGGAAAATACTTTTCTGTAATATCCAGAGATACTGCTCAAAATAAAACGAGTGTAAACCTATGCACTTTTTCAACAAATGAGTCAATCGAACGATACATCATATCAAGTTGTAATGCAAATGGAATACCTGTTGCATGCCCTTACAAGTATACAAAAAGATTTGTAAGTGAGTGGTATGGTTCGACCGTGCCTGAATGGATACTACGGGGTGATTGTTCAAAAATTGATTTTCAACTACTCTTTCAACTACATGATGAAGGTCAAATACCTAAAGAGTGTGTTGATTACTTCGTAAGAGAAAGTAGTAAAATTACTGCTGTAAGAGCACAACGTGGGTTTGGTGTAACATTAAATGATTGGGCAACAGTAATTAGCGAAATTACACATTCAGTAACTTACGGTGTGTTTGATAGAGATAGTGACTATGCAGAAACATTTCCGTTTGATAGTGAGTTAGAGAAGAATAGGCTTAACATCACAATGCGTAGAATCAAATCTGAAATAGATAATAATCAGGATGTGTGTGAAATACTTGGGTATCACACCACTGAGAGACACAACTTTGTGACTGGTTTAACAACACATTGGTTAGGTTTAGGATCACATTTGCCATTTGACATTAAATTTTGGTACTACGTGAATTTACCTAACTGGGAAAGAGTTTTTAAACAAGTACACAACTTGATTAGAATTAGTGGATGGTATTGTCACCATAGCATCAGTCCCAATGATCAACAACGTATGATGTATATGCAGTTATGCACCGGGAAGAAAATATATAGTCTAGACTGGAAAGACGTATTGGCTGAAAGAACGGGTGAGGGTGCAGATATTGTAAACGTAAGCTATGAACAAGATACTAAACAGTGGACGCGCGAGCAATACTATTTAGATTTCTGCTCAGGGCTAAAATATGCGTACAAAGATGTGAAACCACCGAGTAAGAAAATATACAGGAATTTCTGTTCGATGTGGCAATCACGGCGCGAATGGATCACAAAGGGAAGTACCGTATTTAATAAGTTACCACCTGAGTATTTGCAGTACGTAATTGAGTATGGAGATGCAATGCACAGAACTGTACAAAAACGCAACAACAAATCATCACTTTTTGAAGCATATGATTTGAATGAGATCTTCCGCGAGACAATTGATGACTTTAACACTACAAGAATATCACCTAAGTTTGAAGCTGGTAAAGAGCGAGCATTATTGCCTGGTGACTTGACACATTTCGTAATTTTTACGTATGTGCTTAATATTGCGGAGAAAGGAGGACAAGTAGGCGGCAGTAGGTTAAACGCACCTAGTGATAATAGTGTTGAGTACTATACAGTCAAAATGGTGGCTGGAGCTGTGCACATGTTATACGATTGGGCTAACTTCAATGCACAACACTCAGCAGTAGAAATGGCAATGACTATCGATCAACTTGCTGAACAGATACAAACGTGTGAAGATTACTATTTCTTTGCTAAAAGTATAAGTGAGAGCATGTATCATATGTGGTTACAAACAGACGAGGGAAAACATCGCATTGAGAAGGGATTGTATTCAGGATGGCGTGGAACAAGTTGGATAAATTCAACAATGAATGTGGTGTACACTAATATTGCTATCCAATGTTATGAGCGTATACATGGTGAGAATCCAATTATATATATTGATCAAGGTGGCGATGATATTGATATGGGGATGAAAAGTTATGAAGCATCTATCCGTATGCTAAAAATCATGAACAGGATTGGACATAAAGCAAGCCCGATTAAACAAATGGTTGATGACAAAAGTGAGTTCTTTCGTATTATGACACTTTCTGACAGAGTGCTTGGTAATCCAACTAGGGCACTAATTAATTTTGTAAATGGTAATTGGGAAGGATTAGGACCAGCCACACTAGCTGAAAGGTTAGAAGGTATATTATCAAGCTTGGCTAAATGTGTTAGACGTGGAGTGAATAAAGAATTTGGTGAAACTTTGTTAAGGTGTGCTATGGTACACTGGTGCAAAAAAAGAGATAGTAGCAACGTGTGGACACCTCTGAGTCCATACTACATACATGGTAGACGTGAAGATGGTGGTCTTGGTTTACCTGACGCATTAGGACACATATGGGAATTACAAGATAAGATACCAGATTGTGATATTATGAAAAGAGTTGAAGTGTTGCCTGGAATGAAGAGCTCTGAAGATTATATAGAAAGAGTAGAAAAAGAGCTTGAAATGCATGGCCTGAGTTTGAGTAATAAAGAGGATTTAATACACAGGCTAGCTTGTGATAGTTATGAAATAGAACGAGGGCACGACACAGAACAATGGGCCCTGATCGAAAACTTCTCAACTGTAGTGGTTGCAAAGCATGATACCATTATTAAAAACAAAAATTATCATGAAACTGAGAGGTTTTATGATTGGATGCGCCTTGGTGTTGTAAATGAGAAATTAGATGGAAAAAATGAGATTTTACAAATGTACAATTACGTCAAATTTGACGGGAATTTGACTGATTTTTCAGATTTAGCAAAACAAGTTTTGGGTATTAGAGTTAGCCAAGAAATAATTAATTATCAAGGTGATAAGTATCATCAACTACTAATAGCTGACTATATTGGAG